CGGTAGTACTCTCCAGTTTCTCTTTGAGCCAGTTGGTTGCGTCGATTCCAAGTGCTTTCTCCTCTAGATTTCTCGTTCTCTTCTCTGGCGTATCAACTCCTGCAACTCTAACTCTTTCCTTCTTGTATAAGTCAAACCCGAGGTCAATTGTTATATCCAGTGTATCTCCATCAAGGACACGATTTACCTCCACTACTCTAAAATTGTAACAGGACTTCCTGCTTGGTGGTTTCATAGCACCCATAACTAATCCTCATTTTTTTTATTTATTGAATTTCTCTTTCTTGTTTCACTAATCTTTCTTTTAGTTTCTTCACTTCTTGGTTTACCTTTATTCCAAGCAGGTTTTCCTTTCATTGCTTCACTTTGTTTCTTCTTCTGTTCTTCACTTATAACTTTACCTTTTACACCACCCTTACCCTTTCTCCTCTCACTCATCAACTTCTTTTCTTCTTCCGTTCGGGGCACACCTTTATTCCATCCACCCCCAGTATGTTTTCTACCCTCACCTTTGTTGTATTCTGCTAGGTCAGGTCTCTTTCTACCAGTATTACCTTTCTTTGCTGCTAGAGAACACTGCTGCCTAATTATTTCTTCTTTATCAATCATACCAGCAAGACCTAACCAAGCAAGCCTGTCTTCTTCTTTACTATATTCTTCGTAGAGTTTCTTATGTGCTTCAGCGTGTTCGGCAATAGTTAGTTCTACCAGATTAGAAGGATCATCAGACCCGCCAGCATGTCTTGGTATAATGTGGTGAGTATGCTTCATAGATCAATCGTAACATCTATAATACTATTTAGTAAAATTAGATGTTACGATTGATCTCCGTCACTCGGAAGTTGTAACAACTCTTCCTGCTCGGTGGTGTCATTGCACCCATAATTGATCTCCTTAGAATCTACTGCGACGGCAATACCAATTACAAAAGTAGCAGCGGCAATTACAGCAGCAGCACCAGCAACCCATTTTTCAAGTTTACGAACTCTTTCACGAAGTTCTCTAATCATTTCATTATCATCTTTATTCTCAAGTTGTTCAACTCTATGTTTAAGAAGTACTATTTCTTGATCCTGTTTAGCATCAACTTCTAATAGTTTTGCCGATACTTCATTCAGAGTTGCCATCTTCCAATTCATCAAAAGCCATACCCATTATATAGACAATATAATACGTAACTCCCATTAAAAATATTAAAAGGAATATAATAACACTCCAAACTGGATCAGCAACATTATCAAGTGGACGTAACAATAAATTCATATTTTACTATCAGGACTAGGGACTAATTGATATGCCATTTTATCTCTTAACTTATTTACACGTTCTTCATTGTATTGCTTAAAGTTACCTTTTTTCTCTACTTTTTTATAGTAGTGAAGTGCATTTAAGATTATTGTATAGTCTTCCATATTTAATTCAAAGTTCATCGCATCCCTCCATCATTGTTGCTGCAAGTTCTCCACCAATCTCTGCACCTTTATCTTGTCCAAACATTGCTATCCATCCGGCAGCAACCCATCCGACATATGGAATACCAGTGAACCATGGTGCGGCAGCAGCACCAATACTAGCACCCACTATCCTTCCTGTCGATTCTCCACCACCTTCCGCCTTTATACACTCTAACTTTTTGGCAGTCAACTTTCCCTCAGCACCTCCACCCATATGACGGGCACCATCCATTGTATATTCCTCATCATATTCTACATTTGATTTCCCACCAATACCAAAGAAACCATTAGTCTTATCGACTCTTTTTCGGACACCCATGACTTTAGGGTCATTTGATGAGTAATCAATTCTATATCCCTGCTCTCCGGCCTCTACTGTATATGAAGTATAATCTCCAACAGGAAGATTGATTATAGGCAAGTTATTTTTGTTTATGAGATGTCCCAAGACACCAATATGAGCAATCCCAAACAATGTTCCCACTGTTAGAACTACCCACTTAAATGGCGACTTTTGATTATCCATGATTACATCTTATAAGATTCATCAGACTTTGGAGGTCCCTGTGTTATTTGTACAGGTGCCTGTTCAATACGAATAGTTTGTGCCGGTGCAGTTTGTGCTGCTGCGGCAATCAATCTTTCCATATCTGCTTTACTGATTCCACCACCATTACCACCATTCTCTCCTGCTTTCTTTGCTGCCTGAACACCAAAGGTAGCTAAGACCCCAGTAAAGACACTGGCAATAAAAGTTGGATCTAGTTTTTGCTCTGGTATACCGAGTGCTGGTGGAAGTTTGATGTATGCCAACGTGAGTATTCCGCCAGACCAAACAAGGATGCCAAGCCTAACAAAAGTAGACAGAATTGCAATTTGTTCTTCCTTGTCATCTGCTGCCTCCTTCAGTTTTCCTAGAATACCTTTCTTTTTAGGTTCATCTTTTTTGACTTCTTCTGGCATTGAAAAGAGGCATGGCTCTTTTATTTATGGTTTCAGTATGTCAACAGTGACATTAGATTTTTCTATTTGATTAAATTTTTGGCAGAGAGCATCACTTGATTGATGTTCCCATTTGTGATACGTATCTTTTAATTGTTGAGTATAATTAGAACCATCGTGCTCTTTCATTTCGTTAGCAACAATAGTTCTAATTAATACGTCTCTTGTTAGAGTAGACATGTTTTAAATTCTTTATCCAACAAAGAGTTCACCATTATAACACAAGAGGTTTCACAGAACTCTTCTTGGCTGGTTTCCTGTTTAGGATGTTATTATTTAGTAATGTAACCTTCTTTAACTAGATATTCACGGGTCAAAGGAGTGGGTTCATAAACCTCCCACATATTGCCATTGGCACATGCCGCAAGTGCATTAGAGGTCATTCCTTCTGTCTTACCTGCCCATGTTGCTTCTTTTTCCCATGGCCATACTGACTCAGGATATGTACGTTCCACCATCTCACTCCACAATGCTGGAACTTGATCTTCAGGTTTTATAATAGCAATCACACTATTGTCAATAGTACCTGCCATACAGTCCTGTGCAGCGTGCCATCCTTCATGACGCATCACACTCATCAATACATTCGGCCGACCCATGAATGCTTTATTGAGAAAGAAGTTATTACTCACAGTATGATAAACACCACGATGCCCTACAGGAAAATACTTCTCATCTGCCAAAAATACATTAACCCCAATTACATTAAGGGAATTGAGCATATTATTAAATTCTGTAGCAAAAGGATAAAAAGAATCAGTATTAGAATACTGACTCGAAATATCAAGAATATTATAAACTTGTTTTACACCATCTGTACACTCTTGTAACAGCATACATCCCATAGAATGCATGGTGAAATATTCACTATCTCTAAGTGGATCTGCAAAAACGGGAGTAGTTAATGCTGCAGATGCCAGTAAACTTGCAATAATTTTTTTCATTTGTAATATGCTTCAAAGTATTTAATAATGCCATTTGTATTTACATTACCCTGAGATACCCAATCATGAGCACATTCATACATTGATTGATTAGTGTATGCAGGTAATGATTCTTTTAGTTGACCACCATATTTAGTGAGAAGAACTTTAAGTGCCGACTCACGAAGTTTTAACTTCTGTTCACTATAACGCCAATCTTCAATCATATAAATTACTCCAAACCAATTCCAGATTGCCAACCACCAACACTAGTTGGATTCAGTTGTGTTGTAGTTTTACCACTACTTGTAGCAATACGATAGATAGTCTCATGAATATCTTTTGGTTCTACTGTATCATCCTCATGCAGTAATTGCCTTTCGGATACTGCATGTTCATATGCTTCTTTAATAGTCATTTGTTTTTTAGATAAAACTGCAGGACCAAACCAGAAATCATCTTCCAAATACTCAGGAGCAAGAGATCCTACAAAAGAACCATACCCCTGAGTTAAATGGCCAAAACCACATTCAAATAATGGTGCCTCCAAGTTTTCAATTGATTCTGATGTCATACCCATACCATTTTTTTAGTGTAGTCATATGCATAAAATTCTCTATTACCTTTAATACCCCACCCTAACCAGACATATGCAGGTCTCATATAATAAGATACAGTTTGTCCACTACCTTCAAATTGTGGGAGAACGCGTTGGAAGATAGGTTCATTAATCATCCAACGAACCTGACAATCTAATTCACTTGGATTACAACTATACTTCACTGCAAAGTTTCCAAGTCCTCTATAACGATTGATAGAAGTCCACTGAATCAAACCATATCCACCGGAGAGACAGTTCTTATAAGAAACACGAGCACCACCCTCACAAATGTTAGCAATGAATTTTGATTCTTGCTGAATGTTTCCCATGATTGTAGCAAG